CCCAGGACTTGCGGGATCCCGACAGACCGAGCGCAGCGGCAAAGCTGCTGTTGGTGAAGCTCGACACTTCATCCGCAATGGTCACGTCCTCGCGCCGGTCGATGTCACGCTCCCAGGTCACGTCGACCAGGGGCATGTGCAGCATGGGGTCCAAGCGCTCCAGTTCCCCGATCAGGAACACGCCGGCGGAGTCCGCCGTCGCCTGGTCGAACGTCATGTTGTCGCGGGTCTCCTGCGTGCGCAGCGCGCGCCGCACATCGTAGGCGTCGGCCGTGCGCCGGAACGCCAGGCTGGTGTTGATACCGCGGATGACGGCCAGCGGAACCGACCGGCTTCGCGCCGGCTTTACAGTTGCAATTTGCATTTGATCTGTCCTTTAAGAGAGAGGTTGGTCCGCGCTGTGATTACAGGTTGAAGCGGATTTCGACGTTGCCGCCGGCATCGGCCGCGCAGGTGAACACGGCCCCGGGGATCGCCACGGTGGTGCTGGCGACCGCTGCCGCCTCGATGCCACCGATGGGAGTGCCGCCGGCTGCATTGGCGTAGCGCACATAGACAGCGCCGCCGAGAGCGGGGGTGCCTGCGTTGCACTGGACGGTCATGTAGCCCTGATTCATGACGCTCGCCACGCCAGAGGTCGGCGGTGCCGAAGTGCCAATCGGGTCAGAGGCGTTCGGGCCGGTCATCGGGAACGAGCGCACCAGGAAGCCCTGGATGACATCGCCGACTGCGGTGATGGGAACGGCGTAGCCGCCGGAGTACTTCACCGGGATGCCGAAGCTGGCGAACGGCGTGCCTGAATTGAGGGGCTGACCCTCGATCAGTGCGCCGGGACGAGAGATGGCGCCCGGGATACCCTGCGCCATACGGTAGAGAATTGCGTTGCTCATTTGAGACTCCAGAAATGAAAAAGGCCCGCGATGCGGGCCTTGGTGGTTGACGCTAGGGAATCGAAATCAGGTGGCCGACTGCTTGGCCCAGAACTCGCGGGCCTTCTTGTTCAGGTCCGCATTGGTCGGCGGCTTGCTGAAGTCGCCCGTGCGAGTGCCGCGGATCATCCCCGTGGACACGCTGTTATTGCGGACCCGGGACAGATTTGAGGCGCCGTTGAATGCGGCGAGCAGGTCACTGCCCTTCAGATCCGCGACCTTGCGGCCCATCAGGAACGTGCCGACGATGTCCTTGCCCACGGCGTCGCGCGTGTAGCAGCGGGTCAGCGCATCGCGCATGAAGGTGGCCATGAGCGCACCTTTCTTGCCCTTCAGGGAATCCTTGGTCGGCAACACAATGCCGGGGGCCAAGACTTCCGCGCGGGAGGTGACTTCCACGAAGCCGTCTACCTTGACGGCGCTGTCGCCGGTGTAGACCTTGCCCAGGTTGATGACCATGCCCGGACCCTCGGGCTCCAGGATCGTGTCGCCGACCGCCTCATCCGGGTCCTCGTCGCCGCAGGCTTCCTTGCGCTTACGCTCGGCCTCAGCGTCCGCAGCGACCTTATCCGCCGCCGCCTTGTCCGAGGCGACCTTCGCATCAGCGGCTTCCTTTTCCTTGCGGTCCTTCTCTTCCTTGGCGACGCGCTCGGAGTCGCGCTGCTCAATCGCCGTGATCCTGGCAGTCACTGGCGCAAGCGCTGCAGCCACCGCGGCGGTGATCGAATCGTTGGTCACTGTGCTGGCAGCGGAAGCATCCGCGCCGTCTGCGGCTTCAATGGCCACTGCCGCCTTGTCGGCGTCGCCGGTGCTGATGCCGAGTGCAATGAGAACGGCCTTGGCAACTGATTTCTTGCTCATGGGAAAATCTCCAATTGATGAATCTTTGATCGAGACACGCGGTCCAGCGCGCCCGCGCTCGACCAAAGCAACATGGTTGCCACGAATGTTCCGCTGGACCGCCTGACCCATTTCCTGTGGTTCATAGTCGGCGTGGTATCCGGCGGAAAGCTCAGGCAGCTCGCTATTGACGTATGCAATGGCGTCGGCGGCTGTGATGAGCAAATCGGCAATCAGAAAATCGTCGTCAATCCCCGCGCCGCGGCGCACGTTCTGCACCGTTCCCACGGAGAGCTTGTTATGGTTCAGCGGTCCAACAAACTCGTTCGGATGCTGGACCGTTACCGGCTTGCCCTCGAAGCTGGCAATCGTGTCCGGGTGAAATACCTCTTCTGGCGTGCGCTTGACGCGGATGTTGCCGTCGCTATCGCCAAGGATCTTGACCACCGCGTCTGGTTCAGTGTTTATGTCCTCCGAGCGATACAGCTGCTCACCGATCCGGGCGATGTTCACGCCCTCGCACAGCAGATAGCCTTCAGGCGTCAGCCGGCGGGTCTTTCCCAGCTTCTGGGGCGCGTAATAGCCCCGGTCGCGGACACTGCAATTGACAGATGACACGTTCAGTCGACTCCTGGAATCCGCGGCTCGCCGTAGCAGCGGCAGTTCCAAATCGTTCCCGGGTGGAAGTGCATGAGCTGCTGGTTTTCCATGACCGCCGGCGGGTTGGCCCACTCGCACACCTTGCCGGCCATGTCCTTGTGTCCTGGCCGCACGGATGCGTCCTCTGAAGTGCGCCAGAAGTACTCGCGCACGCCGATTGACTCGCACCGCGCCTGCGTGAGCGTCGTGGACGTGCGGGCGACTTCAGTGCGTGCAATAAGGGTCGCCCGGCTTTCGGCGACATCGCCCGAGCGCAGGATGTCCGCCGCTATTTCGCTGGCGCGCCTGCCGGTCTCGATGCTTGCGACTGCGAGCTTGTGGACGCGCTCGCCTGCCTCCAGCGGGATGCTGGTGATGAGCGTTACCTGCATTTGCAGCAGGTCGTGCATGCGCTCGCCAGTAGGCGTGCGGTACAGCATCTCGTGCATGCCGCGCGAGATTGACCGACCCAGCGACCGCCATACCTCGCGGTCCCGCTCGTTTACTTCGCCGATCATTGCCCGCGCGGTGCGCGTGGCCCATGGTTCCAACTGCCTTGCGTAAGCGGCCAGCAGTTCCATCAGCGTCGACAGCCGTGGCGTGTCTTCTGGGATGAACCCGCGGTTAATCAGGTCGCCGACGTGGCGGGCTACGTCCCTAAGAGACTGCCCGTAGGTTGCCTCTGCCCTTTGGGTTCTGGGTCGCCGAAGCCGGTTCTTCGGCCCTTCGTCCAGGCTGAGCACCAGTGGCAGGGGCGGCTTCAGTTCCTGTCTCACCGGGGACGGGTGCTGGTTCATTCTCAGCGGCCTTGATCTGATCGTCGGTGATGTGCGAGAACGCGCCGGTTACCTGCGACTGACCGCGCAGCTCGCGCAGCGCCGTCGGCTTGTCGATGATCTGGGAGTCGAATGCGGCCTTCGTCGCAGCCGTGCGCTTGTTGGTCACGTCCGCCTTCTGGTCATCTGTCATCTGCCACAGCGGGGCAAATTCGAGCGTGAATTTCTGCGGAGGCGCGGCGCCGAAGGTCGACCGATACAGCACGTGGTAGATCGTCTCCACCGGCATGCGCAGCAGCGATTCCTGCTCGGCGCGGATGTTGTCGTAGTACATCCGCAGGTCGGACTCGCCGGTTGAATTCAGGCCCGCTGGCGACTGACCGAAGAGACGCACCAGGGGAATGCCCAAGGCACCGGAGAGCTGTTGACCCAGCTGCAGCAGCACAAGGTCAATGCCGCCGAACGCGTATGCGTGGACCTCAAACTCGTCGTCGGCATCCATGAGGGTGAGGCCCTCATTGGACTGAAATGCCCGGATGGCGTTGATCTGTTTGATGAGGCCTTCGTATGCCTCGCCGCCGGTGGAAATGATCTGGCGCAGGTCCTTGACCTTATAGGTGCGAAGGTGCGCTTTGTAGAGCATCTGCGCCGCGCCCATGGTGCCGGAGTCAAACGAAATCAGCCGGTCCCAGATGCGTTCGATGACGCTCTGGCCCCAGTAGTTCTCGCCGATCTTTTGCCAGTACGGCAGCTCCACTCCGGTCATGCGCAGCACGCGCGAGTAGTGGATACGCATGCGCTTCAGACCCGAGCCGACATCCGGCAGGTAGTCATAGAAACGCGGGTTGCCCAGGTCCGGACCCAGGTCATCAATGATGTCGGACAGGTCCGGCTGCAGCTGCCAGCGGTCAATGGCTTTGATGCCTTTGAACTGGCCCTGGCGGATGGTCTCCGTCCGAAGCGGACTTGCCGTGTCCTGGCCGTCGATCATCAGCCAGCCAAGGGCGCCGCCGTATAGGCGCGACCACTTAGTGGTTTCGCAGATGCCTTTCCAAATGGAGAGGCGCTGCGCCTCCTTCTGCAGATGCTGGATCTTGTCCGGTTTGTCGTCGGACTGGATCTCGACGCCCTCGCGGGTCATGTCCTTCGCCGGCGCGTCGACCGCCATGCCGACGATCCAGGATCCGCGGTATGACCATTCCATCTGCACGCGGTTGCGCGTGACCGGGTTGAACCCGTAGTGACCTGCGCCGCCGATATTCCCCGCTCCCACACCAGTGCGCGTGAGGAAGTTTTGGAACGTGTCGGCTGTCGCGATGTCCTTTACGGCCGGCTTCAGATGCGGTTTCTGACTCAAAGTTTGCCCCATACGGCGTGGACTCCGCGCTTCTGGATGTAGCCATCCAGGCCATAGCGCACCGAATCCCATCCGTGATTGAAGGCATCGACCACCAGCGGGAGGATTTCCCCGGTGATGCGGTCGACCTTGTACTTGTACATTCGGGACTCTTCCTGCATGCGCTTGCAGCGCGTGTGGATGTGGATGAGGCGGAATGCCTTGATGTGCGCGAGGCCGTCCTCAACTGACCCAGGCCACTTCTCGGCGCCGGTGATGTTGAAGCCCTGTCGCTTGACGTAGCTGATCTGCTGGGGCTGCGAGCAGTCCGCCTTAATGGGCCAGTTGCGCGAGCCTGGCACTGAGTCGAAGAACGCTGGCACCTCGTCCAGTTCAACCCCGCGGCCGAATGCCTCGTGACTGATCCACAGCTCCTGATATGCAGCGCCGCGATCATCCTTATGGTCTGTGATCCAAAATCGAATGAGCGCCGTCGGGTCTTGCGAGAATCCCCAGTCCGCACCGTAGAACAGCCGCTGCCGCTCGCCCGGCTCGGCGAAGTCTTCAATGACGATGCGGCGGCGGAAGATTGCTGCGTCAGCGTGCCGCTGCGTCTGGCCTTCCCAAACGTGATCGTAGTCGGCCTGCGCTTCGGACCTGGCATCATCGTCCTTAGCATCGCGGATCAAGTCGAGCGCGTACTGGCGCTCCAATTCCAGTTCTTCTGGGAACCATGGATTGTCGGGCCAGTTCATTTCGATGCGCCGCATATCGGGCGGCGAACCGAGCACGAACCGCTTGTACGTCTCATCGTCGTCGAGTCGTGGGTTGAAGCACACCCAGATTTCCGACCCGCGCTTGCGGATCGTCGGAATCAGAACTCGCCAACTGTCCTCGGAGACCTTTTCAGCCTCTTCGACAAAGCAGATGTCAACGCCTTCCGTCGACTTGATTTTGCCCGGGTCGGTCTTGATGCCGGCGAATATGAACTCAGAGCCGTTGACTCCGTAGATCGCCTTCGCCTGGATCTCGAATTGGTCCTGCAGTCCGAGCCGCTCGATGGTGTCGCACAGCAGCTTGTACACAGACTCCGTGATGGAGTTTTG